AACTAAAGCAGTTAGAATTAACTCAACTCCAACTCCAGGTACTTTTGTAGTAGATGAAGAATTGAATCAAGCAAGTACAGGTGCAGTTGGTAAAGTTGTAGAATGGGACTCAACAAACAGAATTTTATATTACATGCAATCAAGACATAATGACGCCGGTGTTGACTCGTCAGGTAATTTAACAGCATTTTCTAGTACCGAAGTTATCACAGGTCAAACTTCATCAGCAACAGGTACACCGGAAACAAGTGTAACAAGTACAATCAATAACGTTGTATTTTCAGGTGGTTATTCTGCTTCTGAAATAGACCATGATACTGGTGATATTTTATACGTAGAAAACAGAGCTCCGATTCAAAGAGCAACAGATCAAACAGAAAATATCAAACTAGTTATTGAATTTTAGGGAGAATTAAATGCCAAGTCCAACTGACTTTAATCTTTCGCCTTACTACGATGACTTTACTGAAACTAAAAAGTTTCATAGAGTTCTTTATAGACCAGCATTTGCTGTACAAGGTAGAGAGTTAACACAATCGCAATCAATTTTACAAAATCAGATTGAGAGATTATCAGATCACGTCTTTGAACAAGGCGCTATGGTTATACCTGGCGATATTTCTTATGACTTAATGGTAGGTTCTGTTAAGTTAACTTCATTTACAGATTCAGCTGCCGTTGGTGTTGTATTAACAGATTTTGTTGGTTTAACTTTAACAGGTGTTTCTTCAGGTTTAAAAGCAAGAGTTGTTAAAACTGTAGCAACAGATGGAACAGATCCAAACACTTTACTTGTTAAATATTTAAATTCAGGTACAAATAATACTTCATCAGCATTTACAGATGGAGAAACTATATCAGTAGCAACAACTTTACAATCAACAGTAACAACAGTTTCAGCAGTAGTTAATACCACAGCAGATGGTAGTATGGCCGCTGTTAATGAAGGTGTTTATTATATTAATGGATTTCATGTTCAAGTAAGTAAACAAGATTTAGTACTAGAAAAATATTCAAACACTCCTTCTTATAGAGTAGGATTAATAATAACAGAAAGTTTTGTAACTCAAAATGATGATTCAACTTTAAATGATAATGCTCAAGGAGTTTCAAATACAAACGCTCCAGGTGCTCATAGATTTAAAATAGATTTAACATTAGCTAAAAAATCTTTAACTGCTACAGATGATTCAAACTTTGTAGAATTATTAAGATTAAAAAGTGGTATTATTCAAAACCAAGTTAGAACAACTGATTATGCAGTATTAGAAGAAACATTAGCAAGACGAACATTTGACGAATCAGGTGATTATTCAATAAAAGATTTTGATTTAGATTTAAGAGAACATTTAGTATCAGGAGATAATAGAGGTATTTACACTTCAGCTGATGGTGGATTAGAAACTAAAATTGCTGCTGGTTTAGCACCAGGTAAAGCATACGTTAAAGGTTATGAAATAAGTACTATTGGAACAAGATTTGCTGATGTAGATAAGGCAAGAGATTTTGATACACAAAACAATTCTAATACTAGATTTGATGTAGGAAACTATGTGTACGTTAATAACGTATATGGTTCTCCAGATATTGGATTTGTTTCAGGTGATGTTGAAGCTTTTAAAAAAGTTGGTTTATATAATACAGCAACATCAGCAAGAGGAACAGAAAATACAGGATCAGGTTCTAATATACCTATAATAGGTCGTGCTAAATCTAGAGGATTTGAATATGCTTCAGGTACAGCTACAAACAATATTTTTTCAAGTTCATCATTAACAAGTGCAGTATTCAAACATTATCTATTTGATATTGTTATGATGACTCACTTAAACTGTCCTAAAAACCAAGCATTTACAACTGGAGAAGAAATTACAGGTGGTACTTCAGGTGCTAAAGGTACATTTGAAAGTATATCAACAAATAATCAACATTCAATAACAGCTGCAACAGCAGCTAATCCTGTAGTAATAACTTCTACAAACACTTTAAAAGATGGTCAACAAGTGACAATCAATAGTGTTGGTGGTATGACAGAATTAAATGGTAACACATATACAGTAAAAAATCCAACTAGTTCAAATTTTGAATTAGATGTAAACGGTTCTGGTTTTACTTCATATACAAGTGGTGGTACGGCAGATCAATCAGTTGTTATTTTATCTGCTGTAAACGGAACATTTACAGCTGGAGAAATTATAACAGGTGGTATTTCATCAAACACTGCTACTATTCAAGCAGACGCTAGAGGATTTAAAGGTGTTACTTCATATGATTTCACATCTACAAAACAAATTGGTATGGCTGGTACTCCGGTATTTACAGCAGATACTCTTATAGATTCTACATACGGAGAAAGTTTACAGATTACAGGTACATTATCAGTTGCAAACAGTAGCAACGCAATTACAGGTTTTGGTACAAAATTTAATACAGAATTAAGAGTAGGTGATTCAATCACATTAACTACAGACGCAGGTACTTCACTAACAAGAATTATTGAAGCTATTATTTCAGATACTTCTTTAGAAATATCTAGTGCAGTTGGTGGTTCAGATGTTTCAACTAAATCAAATGCAAATAGAAACAGAGCAACATTTAAAGATTCAGATAAAAACATTTCATTATTCAAATTACCTTATGAAAATGTTAAGACATTAAAAACAACTTCTAACTCTGGTGCTAGTGATACAAACTTTAAAGTTAGAAGACACTTTACAGCAACATTAGGATCAAATGGTGACGCAACTCTTTCAGCAGGTACAAACGAAGTATTCCCTTCTATGGGCGAATATGATTTTTCTGTATCAATAATGTCAACAGGTTCAGGTGGCACAGGTGCGACAGGAGATTTTTTAAGTTTAACTGGAAATAACCATGAAGGTGATGTAATATTTTCATTAACTGGTTCGCCAGTAGGTAAATCAATAATTTTAGATTTTGGTGCTAATTATGCAGGACATAAAATCAAAGTCTTAGCTACTATTGTTAGATCAGTAGTAGAAGAAAAAACAAAAACATTGGTAACAGGATTTACAAGAAATCATACAAGTTTAGCAGATATTAAAAAACAAGGTGGTATGAGATTAAATAAATGTGATATTTACAAATTAAACTATGTTAAAATGGCAACTGCCTTTGGTTTATATTCGCAATCAGGAGAAATTGATATTACAGATAGATTTACTTTAGACAATGGTCAAAGAGATAACTTCTATGATATAGGTAGAATAACTTTAAATACAGGTGCAGTAGACCCAACAGGTTCTATTCAAATTAGTGTTGATTACTTCTCTCACGGTTCAGGAGATGTTTTCACTGTTGATAGTTATTCAGGCGCTGTTGATTATGCAGATATTCCTTCTCATACTTCGGATACAACTGGAGACACTTATGAGTTAAGAGATTGTTTAGATTTCAGACCAAGAGTTGATGACGAGGCTAGAATTAATAGAGGATACCAGGACCGAGATTATAACGGTACAGGTGCTTCAACTGTAGATGTTGCTAAATTTGGTTCTGATATATCTTCAGATTTAGAATATTACTTATCAAGAATAGATAAAATTTTTGTAGATAAAGATGGTAAGTTTCAAGTAGCTAGAGGTGCTAGTTCATTAATTCCACAAGCGCCTAAAAATTTAGATGGTGCAATGCATTTATACACTTTAGATATTCCTGCTTATACTTTAACTCCAGAAGATATTGATATTACTAAAGTAGATAATAAGAGATATACAATGAGAGACATTGGTAGATTAGAAAATAGACTTGAAAATACAGAATACTATACTCAATTATCTCTTTTAGAAATGCAAGCAGCTAATTTACAAATACAAGACGCAGATGGATTTGATAGATTTAAAAATGGATTTTTAGTAGATAACTTTACAGGTCATAGCGTTGGTGACGCAGGAAATTTAGATTACAAAGTATCTATGGATATGGCAAAGGGTGAAATGAGACCTATGTTCCATGAGGATGCCGTACAGTTAATAGAAGCTGATGATGACGGTACTTCAATAACTGCTTTAGATAGAACAGACGCTAAGTATGCAAAAACAGGTGATTGTATGACTTTACCTTACACTGAAACAACTTTAATAGATCAACCTTTTGCAAGTAAATTTGTTAACGTAAACCCATTTGACGTTTTCTCATGGGCAGGTAATATTCAATTAACTCCACCAAGTGATGAATGGAAAGAAACTGAAAGAATGCCAGAATTGGTAATTAATAGAACAGGTAGTTTTGATACGTTAGTACAAAGTTTAGGTAATCCAAATTTAACAAGTGTAGCAATAGGTACTGTATGGAATGATTGGCAAGAGTTCTGGTCAGGAACACCACAAGAATTATCTAGAAGTAATGTAGGTAATATTAGACGTGGTAGACGAGTAATGCAACGTACAGCAATTACTGAAAGAGGTCAATTATCAGCAACAAGAACAGGTATAAGATCAAGAATAGTACCACAAGTAGTAAGAACATCAATAGGCGATAGAGTTGTTAGTGTTGGTTTTGTTCCATTTATAAGAAGTAGAACATTAACCTTTATAGCAACTAGAATGAAACCTGAAACAAGAGTTTATCCTTTCTTTGATAACATTGACGTAGCAAGTTATATTACACCAAACGGTGGTTCGTTAGGTGGCAATTTGGTTACAAATATTAATGGAATGGTTACAGGAACATTTTCAATACCTGATCCAAAAGTGAATAGTAATCCAAGATGGAGAACAGGTCAAAGAGTATTCAGATTAACAAGTTCAGTTACAAACAATTTAAGTACGGCAGTTCAAACTTCAGCAGAGGCTGATTATGTTGCTAAAGGTGCTTTAGATACAGTACAAGAAACAATTATTTCTACAAGAGAAGCTCAAACTGTTAGAGAAAGTACTGTTGAAACAGTTAGTAGAGGAACACAAACAAGAACAAGAATTACCGAACAACAAATAGGTTGGCATGACCCATTATCACAAACATTTATGATTGATGACGCAGGTGGTGTATTTGCAACTTCAGTAGATTTATATTTTAGTTCAAAAGATAGTAATATTCCGGTAACAGTACAAATTAGAGAAGTAGTAAACGGATATCCTGGAAAGAGAATACTTCCTTTCAGTGAAAAAACTTTAAATCCAAATTCAGTAAATATAAGTACAGACGCAACAACGGCTACAACATTTACTTTTGACTCACCAGTTTACTTACAAGAAAATACAGAATACTGTTTTGTTGTTATGGCAATGACCAACAATTACAATTGTTATGTTGGTAGATTAGGTGAAAAAGTAATAAATTCAGATAGAACAATTTCGCAACAGCCTTATGCTGGTGTTCTATTCAAATCACAAAATGGTTCAACTTGGACGGCTGAACAAAACGAGGACATTAAGTTTAAAATAAAGAGAGCGGAATTTGAAAACGTAACAGGTACGGTTACTCTATGTAATGACGTTTTACCTACAAGAATATTAACAGCAAATGCATTAAGAACAACAAATACGTCTGGTGTAATTAGAGTTTCACATCCTAATCACGGTATGCATGGTACATCAAACAACGTTACAATCGCAGGTGTTCCATCAGCAACTTACAATGGTATTGTCCATTCAGATATTAATGGAACATATACAAGTATTTCTA